GCGCGGTGTCGGGTGCTGCGGCAGGCATGCTGCCAACGATGACCGGCACGGCCTCGGTCGCGCCGGTATCATCGATCAGCCAACTCAGCACCGGGTTGTCATGCACGATGACCCAGACCATCCCTGGATCGCCGGCGACGGCATCGTTGTAATTGAAACTGACGATGAGATCGCCGAGGACGGCCGCAACAGCGGTCAATTCGGCCTCCCCGATTGCTTGGCCCAGAAGTCGGCATTGGCCTTGTTGATGCCCGAGAGACGCTGCGCCTGCGCCTGGCGGACTGTCGCCATGTTGCCCGGTTGACGCCACGCATCGGGATTGTGGGTAAACTGCCCGCCGTTGTTCGCGTCACGCATCCGATTGGAGGCATCGTTGAACAGCATGCGCACCGCGTCGCAGCTCATGGTCTTGATGCTATCCGCGGTGTAGCTGCCAAGGATCTTGGCACCCTTCTCCGTGCCCGCAGCCGACACCAGCGCGTTGCGCCGGAAGCCGCAAATGCTGTCCTGCGTCTGCTTGCCGGGCTTGGCATCGAACGTCGGCATCTTGAAGCCGGGGGAGAGAACCTCGGCGCGTGCGCGCATGTCGTTGACCAGCACGGGGACCAGTTTGTGGACCCGTTCGGTGTAGACGGCATCGCCCATCATGGAGCGGCCGGTCTTGAGTGCGGGATCGGCTTCCATCAGCTCGGGCTCGGCGGAGGACAGCTTCTCGGCGGTCTGCGCACCGGCTTCGACGCCTTCCTCATCGCCGGTCTTGTCGCCGCCCTCGCCCTCTTCGTCGCCGTCCTTCTTCTTGAGCCAGGGCGGCAGTTCGCCATCCTTGATCTGCAGGCTATCGAACAGCTTGGTCATCTTATCGCCGAGCGACTTCAGCCCGTCCTCAAGTTTGCCGAGACGTTCGTTGGTTTCATCCTTGTCGCCACCGCCGTTGGCGTTGTCGCCGGTGCCGCCCTTGTGCTCGATATGCACATGCACATTGGAGGCATGCCTGCCCTCGTCGCCGTCGGGCTCCTCCTCCCCGTTCGGGATCACCCCTTCCTCGGCGTCCTTCACGATCGCCGCCAGCGTTGCCTTGTCGCGGGCGAAGAACGCATCCTGGATGTAGTCGCGAAGCGAGCGCTTGGGCATGGTCATTCTCCTTTGCATGCAAAGATCGCAGTGACAGGTCATTGGACGTGCGAAGGCGCCCCGCACTTGCGGGGTTGCCTCTCCCTTCGGATGGGTCAGATCACGGCGTCAGGTGGTGGCAGGTCGATGCCGAGTGCGGCATAGAATTCCGCGTCGTCCTTCCACGGCTTACCGCGATCGATTGCATCCTCAAGCAAACCGACCGCGATCTCGTAATCATCGTCGCCCAGGCCAACCAATGTCGGCACATCGCCGAACTTCTCCTTATAGGCCGCGATGATCTTGTGCAGGTCAGGATCGTCAGGCATCGCCGCTCGCCCTCCGTTCGATGAAGGCTTCGAACCGGGCGCAGGTCGCGGGGGCGATTTTGTGCAGGATGGCTTTGTAGACCTTGCCGCTCGGGCCTTGGGTCAGGCAGACATACTCGGCGAACATCTCGACCGTCTGCATTGTGCGGTCCCTCGCGTAGTACTCTGTCCCGTGACCATAGCCGACGGCGTTCATGGTCATCGCCCCCACGAAATCCAGCAGCGAGCCCTTTTCATACGATTCCGGGCTGAGCTTGCCCTGATCGCTGCGCGCCACCTGATCCACACGGCGGACCTGTCCACTGAGAAAACCGGCGATGTCCTTGGTTCGACCCCACCAGCCGCCACCGTGCGCCTGAAGCTCATCGCTCGTCAGCCCGTTCTCCTTGGCAATGCGTTCGACGTCCTGCAAAGATATATCGGGAATGCCCGTGCCTTTGCGATACGTCGCAAGGAAGGCTGCTTCGTCCTCCTTCCGCTCGGGCTCGCATTGGGGCGACCAATGCAATCTGCCATCGTAATCCATCGCGTGACCGTATTCGTGTCGCCATGTGCCGGTGCCAGCACTTTTGGGCATGTTGATGTAGTGGTGGTACGGCATGTAGAAGCCGCCCCGGTTGGGGAGATCGGTAACGTCCGTTAGCGGCCTGGTGTTCTGCATCGCGGCCAGGAACGTCGGCGTCGCATCCCGCCATGTCGATTGATGATGCTGGGTTTCCTTCGCCGTCCAAACACTTCCGCGATTGGCGATCACCTCATCGATCGTCTTGGGCTTGGCGCCGCCCTTCGCCCGCGTCGCCAGTTCATTGGCCTGCACCGCGCGCAGATATTTCAGCGCCTCGGCCTGATACACCCTGCCCTCGCCCCTGCTGGCGCCAGGCTGCCTCTCGATGTAGTCGATCTTCTGCGCGATCGTGTAACCCAGGCTCCCCATTATCGAAACCATCGCCCGCGTCGCTCGCCCAGGGTTAGCGGGCGGCTCTGGCTTCGGTGGAATCATCGTCGCGGGCTTGGACTCTGGTGGCGGCGCGACTGGCTTCGGTGTCGGTGGTGGTGGCGGTTGCGGCTTCGGTGTCGGCGGTGGCGCGACCGGCTTCGCCTTGCCCTCGCTGCCATCGATCAGGCTTTGCGGATCGACACCGTGCGCCGCCGCGATGTGACGGATCATCTTGTTGGCGTAGCCGTGGATGCCCGTGTGCTTCCAGCGCGAGGCAAGCTCCCTGATTTGCTTCGCCGCATCCTTTGGATCGACGCCATCCACCAGCAATGCGGTCGTGAGCAGTTGCAATTTTGTGCCGGCGATCCCCGACCAGGACGACTTCGGCGGCGGGTTTGGAACGGTCTTGGCGGCCGCGGTGGTTTTCGGGCTCGGTGCCTCTACCGCCCCGCCACCAGTTTCACCCTTACGAACGAACTGGCCGCCCTTGCCGGTGCCTTTGGAACCGCGCGGATGCTCGCCTTCGATGAAGTCATCACGGCTGTAACCGATATCCTCGGTGGGCTCGTAATCGGTATCGGCTTCCTGATCCTCTTGCTCGGCAAAGAATTCCTCCAACGATTTGCCATAGGCGTCGGCATACTTCTCCAGTTCGGCCTCGAAGGCTTCCCACACCTCGGGCGGGATCAGGCTGTCATCGACCTCCGGTTCAATGTCCGGCTCCTCGCCCTCATCGTCGGGCAGCAGCAGATCATCATCGTCCGGATCGGTGACGTTGATCCCGCCGCCCTCGCCGTCGGCTTCAGTATCGATATGATCCGACATAGGCTTTCTCGGTCTTTTCGTTGTTCCATCGGATGTGATGGTGGAAGCCCTCGAACGAATAGAGATCGGCCGTCCTGGTGTCGGGATTGATGATCGTGGTGACGGTGCGCGGCGTGATCTTGCGCCCGAGCTTCTTCTCGTACTCCTTCACCACCGCCATCTTGCGATCCATGATCGCCTTCATCTTCTTCTGGTTGTACGCGGCCTTGGCCTCGGGCTTCGCCTTCGCCAACCACGCCTGTTCGGTCTTGCTCGGCTGGCCGATGGTCGCGCGCCATTTCTGCGCGGACGGCCCGTTCGACACGAGACCGGCCTTCGCCTCGATCAATTGGTGATCGCCGATCAGATCCACGGGATAGTTGCTGCGTTCCAAATTGAGCGCACGGGCATCCTTCAAGCCGTGCTTTTGCAGCCATTGCGTGATCACCGCCTCGCCGATCGCCCCCGATTCGGTCTTGGAGAGTTTGGTTTTGGTGGTGACGGGTTCCCCCTCGAACGCGCGCTTCTTCACCTCGGTCAGCTTGCCGACCTTGCCCTTGGCGGTCGCAATGCTGCCGCCACCGCCAGCGCCCTTGGCGAACTCGCCCTTATTATCCGGCTGACCGCGTGGATGTTTGCCTTCCTCAAATGCGTCCGTGACGACGGTGCCTGCTGCACCATCGCGGTCGTTCTTCTCGGTCAGCAATTGCGCCATATCGTCGTCGGAGAAGCCCATGTTCTCGGCGGCGTCGGCGAGCTGATCGATGAACTCGGCGAGCAACTCGTAATCCTCGGCCGATAGCGCATCGCTGTCCTGGTCGGCCGTGCCTGTCCCACCGCCACCCATCCACTTCGAGACAGCCGCACGCGCGCCCGACGCGCCAAGTTGGATCGCGTGCTCACCGACGACGTGCTGCACCACTTCATGGGCGATCGCGCCGGCCAGATGTCCGACGGTCCCGGTTGGATCTCCGGTTAGGGCCATGCTGCCTGCGACCATGAGGATGCGCGTGCCGAACGCGCGCAGCCCGCGCCAGTGTTCGGGCTCAGGACGCTTGCCGGTTGCGAGCGACTTCAGCGCCTTGGCTGCGCCGACCGCGTGGTGCTTCTCCTCCTTGAGATGGCTCTTGAGCAAATGCGGCAGCGCCTTGCCGACCGCGCGCACATGATGGGCGATGCGCTTGCGCGGTGCCGAGCCTGGCTCGTGCAGGGCTTCCATTAGGATTTTGTGGTCGTGCTTGGTGAAGTTGTGCCCCGCCTCCTTCACAGCACCGCCCGCCTTGCGTGCGAGGCCATAGGCGCCAGCGCCGACGCCACCGCCGCCCTTGGTCTTGGCAAATTCGCCCTTGTTCTTCGGTTGCCCGCGCGGGTGCTCGCTCTCGATCCAGGCGTCCGACCAGTCGATGTCCTGGTGCCAGCCTGGGCGGTCATCCTCGAATGAGCCGTCCATACTGCCTTCGTAATTGTAAACCGCAGCACCATCCATGATCGTGCAACGCCCACCGCAACGGCCTTCATCCACCAATGCGGTGTGGTTGCAGACGATGTTGTATTGCCGCCCGAGCCCGCGACCGGTTCGCTGGTAGAAGGCGGTGTATCCGACCGACAGCGCGCGCTTGCCGCCGCGCACCAGGTTGATGCCTTTGTCGGTGGTGAACAGCAAATCGCACAGCAGCAGATCGTGGTCGGCGTTCTCGCCACGGTGCGGATTGCTCATGTGGCCGATGGCAAGGGATGAGTAATTGGATGGATTGACCAGCTCGGACGGATGATCGTTGACGATGGGCTTCCCCTGGAAGCTGGCGATGCTGTCAGGCTTGAACACCTCGGACGGCTCGCGGTCGATCTCGATCCAGCCATGGTCGTTGGCATCGAGATCGTTGATTTCGCCCTGGCGATAGAGCTGCACACCGCAGCGCGCGACCGGCACATCCCTGATCAGCAGGAAGCCTTCGGGTGTCGTCTCCATGTGGTCGGAAAGGCGCGCGACGGTGTACCATTGCGTTGGCATCGCGCGCCTCCGTTGGTTACTTCTGATCGCACTCCGGATGGCTGCGGAGTTCCTGCGGCGATGATGTCCAACACCAATCAGGCCGTGCTGGTTTGGTCGCCACCGCGACCACATTGGGCTGCGGTTCCTGACGGCGAATGACCGCCGGGTCGATTTGCGATGTTCTTGGTCCAGCGACCGTGCTGACCACCGCAGGCGGGCGATCGGCAAGGCATGGCTGCCCCGCTTCGATGAACGCCCGACGCACGTTGTCGTCCTGACACATCAAGGCGACCGCGACCGCTTTTTCGCCGATGTTGTTGAGCAAAGCGGCGCTGTTGCGACGCTCGCACCCCTTGTCCTCCCAGCCGCCGCCGAAGGTCGCACCGAAGCCCGCGACTGCGACACCGCCCGCTGCCCCGACCAAGCACGGGTTACCGCCGCTGATGTTCGGCGCTATGATTTCGGGCACGTTTCTTTGTGTGAAGCTCCCGGAATAGTTCAGGTTTTGCGTGCTGCTTGGATCGCCAGCAGAACCGGCCGGAGGATCACCAGCCGCACCCGTCCCCTGATTGATTGTGACGCCGACGCCCGCGTAGCCGCCCTGCGAAACCGAGCGAGACGCGCCGCCCTGCGAGATCGAGCGAGACGTGCCGCTCGCCGCGGTTGATCCGCTGGTCGAAGCGGATCGTGATCCCGACGAACTGCTGCCGCCGCCGACGTTGTTGCCGTTGTTGCTGACCGAGGTGGTCGCCCCAGAGTTTGAGGTCGATCCACTGCCCGAGGTCGAACTTGAAACCGTCGTCTGCGCCACGGCGGGCACAGACAACATTGCCAGCACAACGGCCAGCGATGCTTGACGGAACATGATTGTGCGCTCCCCAGATTAGAGAGACCGGCAGGGCGATGTTCGCCCCGCCTGTCCGTGGTCTCCCCTTACGGGAAGTGATGCGACGCAGAGGAGGTGCCCGTGGCGCTGCCACCGGCATTGCCGCTCTGCACATTGACTGCACCATGCAGCCCGCCGCCGAGTGCGAAATCGAACTGACCGCCCGTCACGGTCGAGGACGTGCCGCCGCTGGTCGAGGTCGAGGCGACGCCGCCAACGAACGAACTGGCGCTGTTGTCGGCGGAGAGGTTGGTCGCCGTGACGGTTGCGCCGCCACCGGCAATGCCGCTGCCGAAGATTTGGCCAGCGCCACCGCTTTCAGATGCGGTGGAAGTGCTGGTCGTGCCGCTGGTGTCCGACTCGCTATTGGCAGCGAATGCAGGCGAGCCGGCGAATGCGAACACGAGCGCGCAAACTCCGGCGAGAAGCGTGAACTTGGTCATCGTGAAGTCTCCCTGAATGCCATCGGATGTTGGCCCCGCCGTGGCGTCGGGGTCGTTCTGTTCAGTTCAGGCGATGCGAGCGCTGCGGCATCTCGACCTCGATCGCCGCCTCGTCCGACCCCGCGAGCAATTCATGATGCGTCAGACCGAGAATGGTCATGATCGTTGCCATAGCGCCCTGCCGGCACGGTATGCAGTGTTCCAAATGCGGATGCAGGCGGACCTTGCCCTCGAACCCGCCGCCTTTCGTGCCGTGGATCACGATACGGACGGCCTCATAATCGTCGGGCAGTTCGCCGTCATCGTCATCGAATGCCATGGGCTTTTCCTCATCGCTGCCGTTGCCCCACCAGGATCGCGATCGCCGCGACCAGGTCAGTGCCAAGCTGGCTCAATTGCGCGCCGCTGCGGTCACAGAATACGCCGAATGCGACGCAACCGCCCAGCAGAAAGATGCTGTCCAGCGCCAGCACGCCGATGACTGCCAGCATTAGAATCCATGCGCCCCACACTGGATCAAATGGTGGCTTCGGTGGTTCATGATTCGATGACATAAAAGCGGTCGCCGTCATCGGCGGCTTGGCCTTTGCCATTCTTGTATCGGATTTTCCGACGCGCCGCAGGACGGCCAACCCATTGATCAATCACCGTTAGGCCGTCCTCATCGATCGAGAGAAGGATCGCCGCGTGGCTGCTGCCGTCCGTGCTGCTGGTGTAGAGGCCATCATCGCTGAAGGTCGCAATGGCTGTCCCCATCGGCACTTCCGTCTCGATCACCCGTTCGCCGCGCCGCCATGTGGATGTGTGATCGAGGCTCGTCGCTTCGCGCACCAGCGGCACGCAATGCCCGCTGCCGATGGTTTGGCCGAGATAGATTTCCGGCGAGCGTGCGATATGGATGCGTCCCACGGCTGCCTCCTCAGGTGACGCCGGCCGCGAGGATCACCACCACCAGGACAACCAACAGCAGCAGCATGTGGTGGCTCATCCGGGCAGGATCGGCAGTGCGATGCAGCGGCAGTTGAAAATCTGCCCCGGATGCGAATGGTAATCGGGCAGGTCCGTGAATGGCGGATCGTCCCAGCGGTGCACGGTGCCATTGAGAACCTTGTGTGACGGTCGCACCTTCCAATCTCCCGCCGTTTTCCAAATATAGCTTTCGGCCCCGATGTGCTTCGCGCGGGCCTCGGTCAGCACCGATGCCGCTCTCGCGGTTTCCGTTCTGGCGATCAATCTCGCCCGGTTCCTAATCCATTGTTCCATCGCCTCGGGATGCACCTGGGCGAGCTTCTCGCGGATCGCCGCTTCCTGTTCGGGGTAGCGACCGCCGAACTCGATGGCGGCAAGCGTGCGCTCATTGACCTCGCGCGCCGCATCCCAAGGCAGCGAGGTGATCAGGTCGGCTTGTTCGGCGAGCAACGTGGCGATCGTTTCACCGACCGGGGTTTGCTGTATCTCCCGTCGCAGCGCCACCGACATTCCTTGCGAATAGCGTTCCCAGGCGGTTCGGTTGCGCCGATTGACCTCGGCAAGCATGCGCGTCGTGACGGTGCGCGCCCACGGCTTCAACGCCTCCGCGTACTTGGCGAGCGCCATGTCGATATGCGCGCGGACAGACGGATCGAGCGGCTCGTCCCGTCTCTCCTTTGGAATGTGCGCTTCGATGATCGCGGCGACCTGTTTCGCCATATCGCGCAGGCGTTGACCGTAGCTGCGCTCCGCGTTGCGTGCCTTGGAGAATTGCTCCTCGGCGCGCGCCTCCAACATTTCGGCCCGTAGCCTCGCACGCCGCTCGCGCCAGCTCTCATTCTTCGGTGTCCGCGCCATCGCCCGCGCCGTTGCCCGCACCGTTCGGCTTCACCCCGGAGGGCAGCTTCACACCGACGCCGCCCGCACCACCTGGGTTGCCCGCACCATTGGGCTTGCCACCACCCGGCATCCCTCCACCGGGCATGCCGCCCATCATCCCTGGCTGCTGTGGCTGGTTCTCTGGCGCTTCGGGGTCCCAGGGCGGCGGCATCTCCTCGCTGTCCTTGATGTCCTGGTCAGTGATGTTGGTGAACCGCCCGGTTAGGATCGATGACTGCTTCAATTCCTTCAGCGCAATCGTCGTGCTGATGATGCCGCCATCGTGCAGCGATTTGACGGTCTCGGCGTCACGCTGCGCGATCTCGGCTTTCTCCATCTCGGACAGGGGCCGCACGTTGCGGAAGGTGAAGTTCCACTCCTCGGGCGGCTGACGTCCAAGAACGCTCTGCCACAGCACGCGATAGAGCTTGGTCAGCGGTCGCCGCAGGCGGGCTTCCTGCCCCGCCTTGATCATCATCTCGTAGAGCCGCCAGTCGCTATCGCCGCTCGAATTGAGACCGCCAGGGGATTGCCCGAACAGGCGGACCAGCGGAATGCCGAGCGCACCGGAGAGCTGCGTTCCGAGCATCATCAGGGTTTCAGGCACGCCGGCGAACGAATAGGCGATGGTCTCGAACTCGTCGTTTTTGTCGATGACCGTCAAACCCTCGTTCGACTGCATCATCCGCATCAGGTCCATCGTGCGGGCAAATCGCTCGATGAACTCACCGCCAGCGCCGATCAGCGCGCGATAGCCGTCGACCTTGTAGATGCGCAAATACGCCTTGTAGAGCAGTTGCGCCGCACCCATGGTGCCGCTGTCGAAGGCGATCAGCCGGTCATAGAGACGCTCGATCACCGACATGCCCCAGCCATTCTCGGCGATGCGCTGGCGGAACGGGAGCGTCACGCCATCCTGCCGTAGAACGCGGGAATAATGGATCCGCTGCCTTGGCATGAAAGGTGCGGTCGCGAC